TTCCATTTGTAAAAATAGTAGCCGTAGTAGTTACTACAGTGGTACTACCATCTCCTATATCTTCTCCCGTACTTCCGCCCACAGTTTCATTGTCATTATCCAACTCCATAACAACATCATCAACCGCACTTACGCTCGCGCTAATTGTTACAGTATCTACATCGAGAAGATCGTCAGAAGTAGGAACACTAGAAGGATCTCCTCCATCGTCAAAGTTATACAATTTTGCAGTAAATACAATCGGATAATTTAAATCTCCATTAGTGTCTTTATAATTGGGAGCCGAAGCACTGTAAGGGGATGAAGTTTGTTTAGTCGCGGAAGTCAAAGGACCTCCTTCAAGAGTTACATATTCATTTGCTCCTTCAGGAAGAGTTGTATTCCAATTAATACTATAGCTTGTAGCGGGAGACTCAGCTGATAAATTGTCCCCGTCAAATATATAATGACCTATTGTCGAATAGGCGGAAATATTTGCAGAGTTTTTATTTTTTACAATTCTTTGAGTGGTAGTTACAGTCTCGGAAGAATAAGTATTATTATCATTACGAATATAAACTGTTAATGTCCACGTAATACTTGCTGTATTATCAGCTTTTGGCATTGCGGATGCTGCAGGAATAGATAACGCTGCATAACGATCACCAGAACTTGGATATGTGTAAGTATTTTCAGCTGCAGGTGTAATATTTACACCACTATCGTTCTGTGTGTATTGCCAGTAAGCCGCAGGCTTGTCGGTATCTATGGCTGTAGCCTCTGCAGTAGATGTTCCATAATATGGAAGATTTACTCCTCCCATAAATACATTTATAGTTGTAGCAGTAAGAGTATAAGCATCAAAACTTGAATTAACAAGAACATTATTATTTTTATCAACAGGTAAACTTTCAAAAGAATTACTATTAATTACAGCAATTCCTCCAAACCCTTTCTTTGATTTTGAAAATCCCTGAGCTATATTTATAACCCCTGATGAAGACGTAGTATCTACTTCAGGGTACACTTGAATACCAAGAGATGCCGTATTTGCAGTCCAGCCGTTTATTGAAAACTCATGATCCCCAAGAACTGTTAAATTACCATTAAAACTTACGGCACCTTTATTAAAGTAACCGTCAGAATTTTCAGTATATTTTATAAAATATTTATTCTCTTTTTCGTCGTAGGAAAGATCATTCCAATCAGTTTCGCTTCCTTGCGAAGTAACTCCATTAACAGTAACAGTGTAAGGAGAAAGAATTTTATCGCCTCGTCCAACCTCTATAGTTGTTCCTGAATTTTCTGCTGTTGCGAATCCCGCTGCATTTGTATTTGAATCATAGGCAGCGTCTATACTTCCAGCACCATCGGTAACAACAGTATGGCTAGGATTACTAAGAATTACCCACTTTCCTCCGTTCCCTGCGTGAACTCCGATAATAGATACTTCATCGAATGCTTCTACTACTGTAGTTGGATCATCTTCTTCAGCAACTTCTACTTTTACTGTAAACTGTTTTTGTAGCTTAGTATTGTTCCAATTACCTAGATAAGTACTTGGTAAAGCAATAGTAGCGGTTGAAATAAAGTCATTTCCAGTACCTGAGTCATTTTCTTTGAACGTGCCCCAAGTATATCCGTTTTGAGTGCTGTCGCTAGTAGTAAAAGCTGAATCATCTGCAAAATCTTCTATAAGAGTCCATTTAAATTGCGGATTTGTAAAGTTAAAAGCTTCCGCAGTAAGTGTTATTGTAGTATCTGCTCCGTTTAATGAAGGATTTGCACCGCTTTCGTCGTAAATAATGCTATAATCTTCAGAGGTTAAATGAACTGTTTTACCATCAAGTCCATCTGACCCTGAAGTTACTTTTGTAATCTGACCAGTACCAAAAGCATTAATATCTATTGCTTTTGACTCTCTTACTTCCGCTGTAATTACAAGAGGTTCGGCTTCTTCAAAAGGTATATTATCAGATTCGTTCGGGTTAGCTCCTGTTGCTATAACTTCACTATAAAAGAATCCTCCAGTATTTGTTGGATTATTCCAAGTCGCCGTGTAGTCACTTCTATCTACTCCATTGCCCCCGCCCTCTACTTCTACAATTCTAAATTGTGGATTTTTAAATCCGATCGCATCAATTCTAGCTGTTATATCCCCATTTACATTGGTAGTCTGAGTAGTGCCATCCGCATTATACTGAAGAACAGAAGTCGAAGGAGTCACAAGAACTTGAAGGCCTTCTACAACTAATCCAGGATCTACGGTAATAAACTTGTCTAAAATAAATTGATGCGCACTTGCAGAGTTATCATAACCGCTCCACTTAACTCTTCCAAATACGGCATCATTATTATACCCAGGTCTATAATTAAGTTTATATATGGGTCGACTACTAATATCTTCATCAAAGCTTCTATCAAGAAGTACAGTAGTACTGTCTATAATTGCAGTTACTTTTGCAGCTTTTACCTTACTTGGAAATATATATCCAGTATATGAGGTAAAAGTTCCTCCAATATCGGAAGAAGATACTAAGTGCTTAGAAAGTATTGCTTTACCATTTCCCGAACCAGCTGCAGATGCTGTAAAAGTACTTCCTACAGTAGCAGTACCGGATACTCCTACGTCTGCCCAAGTCGTAGTAGTTCCTACAGAAATAATAGTATACTCTTCGTCTACTATAAAACTTCCCGCGGTTTCTTCTACACTAGCAGGATTCACTGCTGCTTCATATGTTTTATAGAGTAGGCATAAGTTAAATTGCGAAGGGTTTAAGCCATTATGGTAGTCAACATTTACATAATAATAGTTTCCATTAAGAGGGCTGAGATCTCCTGCATTCCCATATTCTACTCTTTCGAAACTTACTATATCCCCATTTCGCCAATTAAGGGTATTTTTTATATTAATATTCGTAGACGCAGTACCCGGGCCTTCTTCTTCAAAGTAAGCACGAATATCTACTTCTGCGGTTTGTTTGGAGGAAAGAATGGAAATATTATCTAGTTTATAATGGGCGAAATCAATATCCCTTCCTGCAAAATGAACAATATCTCTAAGGTTCAGGGAGAGATTACTTGATCCTACTAACTTATTAGAACCTTTTGCCAATGATGCATTATTAAGTTCGTCCCAAGTCTGAGAAGCTCCTCGATATCCAGAAATGCTAATCCACTGAATAGAGGGTATCTCAGCATCCCCCAATTCTGGAATTTTTTGCATAAAGGGCAGCCCATCTAAACTTGTAGTGTTCCAATGAGCTAAGGTACAGTTTCCTCCATCAAAAAGCAAGTAGTGCCAAGTTGAATCTGGTTTGGTTCCATCTACTCCTCTATCCGCAGGATAAGTACCTGGCGAATACTCTGCACGAGGAAATCCATTATTTACTAATCCATAAAGAGGAACATCATTTAGAGAGACACTAATTGCTGCAGTATTAGCAGAGCTTAAAGTAAATTCACTTCCAATAGAGTGACCTATAGGAGTAGAACTTTCCCATTCCAACCTATACAAAGAGTCATAGTCTAAAGAATCAGACCCGGCTACCTTATAAAAAGTACTATTCGCAATTAATCCTTTTGGTAGTCCTCCTACTACTCTAGGAATATCGGTTGCAAAAGGATCATCCACGGCATATTCTGTAGATGTATATCGAGAGTAATTTTGTTTTCTTGATACAGTGCGAACTCTAAATACGTATTGACCATCAGGAACTCCTGTGAATGAGATAGAATTACGAGTAGTTCGTAAAGGACTAGGCATCTCTGGGACATTATGAGAAACTTCATACTCACTAAAGAAAGAATAGTCTCTTGTGCCAGTAACCCCGGGGCTAATAGTATAGCTTTCTTGCGGAGTTGTCCATTCTATATCGAATTCTTCTCCTCGTTTTGTGGAGTCTGTTTTAAGAACCACATAAATATTTTCCGGAGCCGGAACATCCTCATCAGTATTTTCAGTTGTAGGAAATACATTTTCTGGAGTTGCTCCTAAACTATAGTCTTTATCTACAGCATCATACTTAATATTATAATGCTCTACTGCAGAAAGTCCATAAGTATTTTTTTCATCACTCTGTGCAATTCCAACAACTCGATATTGTTTCGTAGTTCCTAGAATATTTCTTCCTACGGCGTCTTCCGAGTACAAGGCCCAAACACTTCCTGCTGTGGGGCGCTCATTAGCATCATATACAACTGTAGGAGTAAAAACATTTTTATCGTTATTTAACGTGCCAGCCTTTTTTACAACATAAGTATGTTCTTTCCAGTCTAAAGGAAGAGGTTCATAGTTATAACCAGATCCAGTATTTAAACCTGTGTTACCAAGAGGTCCCCCTGTTTCTGCGAACAATACATGAGCATTTGATACAAGTTTTTCCGCATCTGTTACATTACTATCATATAAATCGGTGCTTCCAGAATAAAAAGAAGGAATATCATCAAGATCAATAGTAGAGCCACTATCAGGAGTTGCATCAGGATACCAAAAAGTTGAAGTAAACCTATCTCCTTTGTTAAAAGTTGTAATCCCAGCCCCAGGAGCAAATACTTTATACCCCGTAGAATTATCTATATGAAGAGGATCTACACCAGTATAAAAAGCTGCAAAGTTAGTTACAACTGTATTTAATTCCCAAGTGTTAGCATTTGAAAGATTTGTAACAGCTCTATCAAAAGTTACTGCACTGGAACTTGAATTAAAAGATTTTACAAGACCACTAAAATCGACTCCATAACGATCTCTATCTTGAATATTAATTATATCTCCTGGACGTAAATAGGCCCCTTGAAGTCCAGTTTCAAAAGATACAATTTCCGTCTGATTCTGAGCAGTCCAAAGTTTCCATCGTCCGTATCGAAGAGCTTGTCCTTCTGATGTAGCTCCCATCGCAACTGCATTCTCTGAAATAATTCTTCCTCGTGCAACTATATCGTTTCTATCTTCTACAATAAGGGGGACTTGCTCATAGTTTACTTTTGGGTCATTCCAAGTTACAACAATCTGATTTGGACGAGTTTGTCTACCAGTACTTTCGTAGTTAAAGACACCGTTAATAACATTTGACTTTGAAAAAGTATAAACAGGCTCTCCCGGCACATCTTGTACTGGTGTAACTTTTCCATCAAGCCAATAAAGCATTCCAAGAAAAACCGTAGCCATATCTTTAAGTACTTTATAAACTTCAGTAGGTCTTGTAAAAAATAAATTTGCACGAAATCTAGGCTCTTGTCCGGAAACTACCCCTGTTCCCGTTACAGCGGTGCCAGTTGCTATAAAAGTAACACCCACAGTATTACTTGCGGCCCCTAGAGAGGTCCAACTTGTTGTACCTACTTCTTTAATTTTATAAGTCTTTCCTACAGTTAGAGTGCTTCCTCCAGAGTATTTTGTACCATCATCGACAAGCTCGTCGCAATACTTGGAAATTCTATAGAGGGAAAATTTATTTATGATGTCTTTGTCAATCCATTTTCCAACACCATAGCGATCATTAGTTAATATATCATAAAAAACCCAAGCAGGATTATCTGTATAATATAACAAGTGTCTATTTGTATCTGGATTTTTCTTAAAAGTACCATCCCAATAAGTGTCATATTTTGCAATTCCATCTTCTGTATACTCCCGAGGGGTGTAAGAACTAGGAATTCTTACTTTTTTGCCTTGAAGAAGATAACTACGAGTAGGAAGAGAACTATAAGATTTAGAAGAAAAACTAACTCCTGCATGAGCAGTATAGGGGTAGGAAAGATTATCTTTAATTGTAGAAGTTAAATCTGCTCCCCCTACTTGAGAAGCTGCTTGACATGACCAATCATCTTTATTAGTCTTTCCTCCATTACTTCCATTACTCCATACAGGAAGCCCCGCTGGACGAGTAAGACGAAGTATACGAATTCGAAAATCATCAAATGGTTTAAATCGAGTTAATCCTATAGTATGACCAAAACTAACAGGAGCGGTGGTCTTTGCTGTATGAACAATTTTTCCCCCATACTGACTAAATAACGTTTTATAGCTACTCCAACTCCCTTCTTTATTTACAGCTATTTGAAATACATAAATCGCACTTGCACTACTTTTATCCCCATTAGTATTATCATAAGTAATTAAAGTTGGATAGTTTATTCGAATATTAACTTCATCAACTTGACTTCTCTGAGCAGTTGTTAAATTGAAATTAGGTCCAGTGCCCCCACTACTTGGAATAACAAGAGCAGGGCCTGAGTTTTTATCAAAACTTTGACCTATAGGATACCCTCCAATATCATAGCTCGTAAACCCATAATTATTATTAAGGTCTATATCACCATCATTTGACTGAAAAAGCTCTGTGGCATTGCCTCCCCCTGCAATACTAACACCCCCGGATAAACTGTGCACGGGAGTTACAGGACCTTGATAAAGTTCTCCATTTCTGAACTGTACTGTAGAACCATCGATTTTAGAAATAATAGATTGAGAGTTTGCGGTGGGAGAGTCAGAATCCTCAGCTCTCGCATCTTGAATAACAAATTTCGCATTATTTAAGTCGCTTGAACTAATAGCACTTTCAACAGTAAACTCATTATTTTCTTCATCAACAGTAGCTATTTTTACTGCTGACACTAAAGTGGCTGTATAATCCTCTGTAGAACTCCATTGTTGTCCCGTCGGGGTAGCCCTCATATCTATAAGGGCGTATCCATTCCCTACTCCCTCATCAGCGGAACCGCTACTAACAGTAATGTCTCTTTCAAGACTAAAACCTGAAGAAGAAGTTATTCTTACAAAAGTAGTATTACTTGTCGAAGTACTATAATCTTCTGTTAGCTTATTGTCATCACTCGTTCCAGTTAAATTTACAAAAATTCCATATTCAGTGCTTGTAAACGATACGGTTACGGGACAAGACTTTACATCTACAATTATAAATTTTCCAATATCACTTTCTTTGACTGTAAATCCCTGAACATCAGTTACATTTGTTCCACTTGCATCAAGAGTGGCAAGGCCAAAAATACTATCAGTAGAATTAGTTAAAGAGCCAACAACTTCTGAGGTTTCAAAAGGTATATCATTAACATAAACAGAAGTTTTACTTCCATCAACAAGGCCTTGAATAGGCCCTTCGCAAAGCATATCAATTACGCCAATATATTGTTTTGTAGATCCTGTTGTCATTTTTTATTCCTACTAATCATTAAACTTTTGAGTGGGCCCATGATCTTCAGAAGGAGAATCTGTACCTCCGTCTGAGCTATTTCCTCCAGAGTCATCTGGAACTACAAAATCTAAGCCTGGTTGCACATAGTCAGTAAAACTTCTGTTCTCATTTTTAATTTCAAATGATATCGGTTTTCCAGGAATTCTTAATTTTCCGTATAAAATTGGAACCGGTTCTCCTTCTATCAAAGTCTGTCCCGCTCCCTGAAAAAGATAAGTATTATCTTGTTGATTATCTAAATCTACAGAAGGGTCTGGAGCCATCATTTGCTGTATACCTGCCATTGCAAGGGATATTCCCGCAGAAACCATTGTCATTCCAAGTACCATTCCGTAACTTACTTTAAAACCTGCTGCTGTTGTAAAAGCTGTATTAGCTAAACCACCGCCAGCACCCATAGTTTGAATACCTATATAAATAAGAATTATAGCTACAAGAATTTTTCCGAGAGCTCTTTTGGAGCCTACTGGGATTGCTTCTATAGTAAATGAGCCCTCAGGGTACTTGAATAATATTTCATGATCTTCTTGAATAGGCTTGCCTTCAACTGAACATACAAATCCTATACCTTTTTCTTGACATTCCATTAGGTAGTTACGAAAATTACTAAAATTAGTTTCAAAACATTGAATAGCTTCTCCAAAATTAGAAACATCCATATCAAATTCTGAACCAAACTTATCTGCAATTTCCCCTTCTAAGTATACTTTACGCAACATATCTATACGCTCCTACTATATGTTCTGCCCAAAACGGATATAAATTTTCTCTACAAGAAAGCCTATTTTCTGCATGGTGAAAAAATACATCATTTCCCAGGTATACTCCACAGTGGTCAGGAACAGTATTTCTTATTTTAAAAATAAGAACGTCATTTGGCTTCATATCTGATAAAGGAATTTCTTTTCCGCCCCACTTTTCTATAACTTCAGGACAAAAATAGTTTAAATCTCTATCCCACCAATTATCTTCGAAAAGAATTCTAGGAGGTATACTTATATTTTTACTCTCCAAATAGTCCCTCATAGCTTCAAAACAGTCTTTTACTCCAAATTTATATTCTCTACCTATTAGTGGATAAGCTTTTTTTATAGGCTCTACAATATTTAAATCCATCTCAGGATAACTAAATATATAATAAGGAATTCCCAAAGCATTGCAAGAATCTATATCATGCTGAGAAGCCTCATTTGAAGCATTGGGGTGGCTATGCACAATTGCGAAAATATCTGCTCTTCTTTTTATATTTAAATAGTCTGATGAAGATAAAATAAAATTATCTTCATCAGGTGCAACATTTTCACACGGAAACCAACGCTTTTTACCCTTTACTATAGCAATTACCCCGCACCCCTCTCGAGGGTATTCTTCTTCAAAATGTTTTTTTATTTCTTCTATCATCGGAACTTTCTCGAGCCTGGGAATCCTCCAAAAGGAAGAATAAATCTTTGATCTAAAGCTTTATCTACATAGGCCGTATAAGTTGCCGACCCGTCCGTACTACTAATATCTACAGGTAGAGTAATTGTATAAGGATCACTGTTATCTATCTCTGAGATAGTATAGTAAGACTCTCCAAAATTTTCTGCAAAGGCATGATTACTAGGATTAAATACAATTCTTACAGAGTCTCCTGCCGAAAACCTTGGTTCTTCCGCAAAAGCAATTTCAGCCTCAGTACCTGATGCTGTTATAGAAGAAACTATTTTACTATACCCTTGAAATCGAATTTTACAAGAATTCAAAGTTTTTCCACAAAGATCAACACGTTTCCAATATTTTTTATAATATAAAGGATCTTTTCCAGAATTTGCAAAAATTGCTTCCCATATTTGTATTTGGTCTGTAGTAGCATCTACAGTTTTTACTAGATCGCCAGCATTGTAACTATCTCCTGTTGCCCAGGGATCAATTGTGCTTATATCTGGTAAAGCAGTGTCATCATCTCGAAAAAATCTATGTTGATCTTCGTTGTAGCTCCATAAACATCCTCCTCCATAACCTTCTATTACTCCTTGATACCTCCAACCACAGTATTGTCCAATTACGTTTCTTGCTGGAACTTTTGCTTTCTCAAGATCAAGAGGAGAAGCAAGCTCAAAAACTACAAATATATTATTTTCTGATGCAATTCTATCTACATAGTATGTTTGAGGAGGAAACTCTGTTTCTGAAGTACCCACCTTATTTAACTTTGAAGCAAAAGTTTGACGATAAACTACTTTTGTTCCTATTAAATCTTCATTTCTTTCAAAATTGACATCTAACTCTCCTCCTTGAGTTGTTAAAGTGCCCCCACTACTGTATGCTGTATGGGATGTACCGTCTTCCGAAGTACTAAGATCACTCGTAGTATATAGTGCAAAAGTTGTTGTACTCAATACATCAATGTAAAAAGTTTTATCGTTTAATTCTGTCATTCCAGTAATGCCAGTTATTTCTATTTTGTCGCCATCAATTAAAGTATGATTTGCACTTGTGGTGATTACAACTGGATCAGCCTGAGTAGCTCCCGAAATTTCAAAACTTTTACCACCTCTTCTTATTAAATCAAGTGTAGTTTCTGAGTTAGAAACTCCACCCGTTAAACTAGGAATATTTGCAATTGTAAGAGTTGGACGAGCAATTGCACCTGAAGAAGCTATCTCTATTCCAGTTATTTGAATAGGAATTGCTAAATACTCTACTTGATTAAAGGATACTTGAGTGGGTCCGTCCTGTTCCGCATTAAATAAATGATAGTTACCTGCCTCTTCATTATTTTCATAATTTGGCAAGGTAATATCAAAAAGCTCAACTAATCCTTCTCCAACATCAAGAAGTTGTACTGTATCAATTATATCTGTCACGGTTCGTATACTCGTCTAACGTTTGCACTAATGGTATGTATTGTTGATTGTGAATACATAACATTATAATCGTCACAAACAACTTTTAAAGATTCTCTTTGTAAAACTATATTAAAAGACTGAGCTGCTTTTGCGTCAAAAAGGGCTGAAAGAAGCTCTACTTCTTCCCAGTCACGATTCGAAAAAAGCAAAGCAAATGTTTCAGTTTTTGAGTTTATTCCATCTAAAACTCTTTGCTCATACCCGTCTCCAAATTGTGCAACAAGAGTTCTATGCTTAGAAGTTCTACTTATATTTCTATTAAATGTAATTTCTTTGGAAGAATTTGCAGTAACAGTAGCAACATCAAAAGTTAAAGACGGACCTCCTCCTCCCCCAAGCTCAGAGTCCGCTACAGTTATAGTATCATCAATTACATAGCCTCTGCCGCCATATCCTACAGCAATTGAGGCTGCTCCCGTGTCATCTATAGTTATAGTAAAAGTAGCCCCTGTTCCACTTCCTCCCGTATAAGCAACATTTGAATAAACACCTTCAGTTCTATTACCATCGGGGACAGATATACTATCAACAGTTGCTATTGCATTATAATTTGGATATATTTTATTTAAAATATCTAAATAATCGTCCTCTGTGGCAGACGAAGGAAACTTTGTTTGTAAAGTACTTAAAACATCGTCTCTATTTACTGTAATACTATAGGCGCGAGCCATTATGCTACTCCATAGGGGTTAAGAATTCCCCCTGCACGTTTTTGGTTTAAGAGCTCTTGTTGAACTGCACCTGCAATTACTTTTCCAAGACGTCCTCCCTCCATATTTTCATCATTAGAGGATGTTCTAGTAGCTCTTCCTTCGTTGTCAATATTTACATTTACTGTTATATTATTTGTTCCACCGGTATTTCCAGTAAGCTCAACAGGTATTGAACGGTTATTTGGAAGAGGCACAACTGCTTCTGTTCCATGTAATACGGCAGGGTAGCCTCCGTCTTTACCTGTTGCAACTCCTCCTTCTCCATA